AAGAACCGGCCGTAGATTACAACGAAACCTATTGGCCGGAAGGTGGTTACTTCCGCCGGGGCATCAACGGCTTAGTGGCCGAGGGTGACGAGCAGGACTATTTACATACGTTTTATCAATTAGAAGATTTAACAACATTTTAGGAGGAAAACACAATGGAAAACAAAGGAACAGTATACGTTATCGAAAATGAAGGCAACTTTTTAATGGAGTACCATAACGACGACAATAAAACCCTAACAAGTGTATTGTCTTGGTCTGATTCTTGGGAGCAGGCGCAAAAGCACTTTGTTCCGGAAGGCTTGAAAATCAATCCGGATACACTAGAACAACTTAAACAATTAGCTAAAGCGTTCGGTGGTAGAGTCGCCAAGGTAACTTATCAATACGCGATTGAAGACCTAGACGGGAACGAGATTGAGGAACCAAAGGGAAAAATGGCCGAATTGCTAGAAATCATTGAACGTATTTGCGAAAGAGGTGAGAATGATGACCGATAATAACATGACATTAGAGAAGCGGTTATTGCTGGCCCAACAGGCGCTTAAAGCGCCCAAGGGCCAATATAACAGCTTTGGTAAGTATCATTACCGCAGTGCCGAGGACATACTAGAAGCGCTTAAGCCGGTGCTTGCTAGCTTTGGCCTTACCTTGTATCTGACAGATGACTTAGAACTAATTGGCGAATGGCACTATATCAAGGCCACAGCGACAGTTACAGACGGCACGAACTCTTTAAGCGTCAAGGCGTTTGCGAGAGAGCCAATGACTAAAAAAGGTATGGACGACAGCCAAATTACAGGCACGGCTTCAAGTTACGCTAGAAAGTACGCGCTTAATGGCCTGTTCCTGATTGATGACAATAAAGATGCTGATACTAACGAGCATCAAAATCAAATGAACAACGCACCACAACAGGCGCAACCAGCTAAAGAGCCTGACTTCAAGGCCGACTATACTATGTACGCGCATAAAATCATGGAACTAGTGCCGGGTACCACAATGGAAATGGTGCATGGAATGGTATCTAGCAAAACAGGTTTAGATCCAAAGGTATTTGGCGAACACCAGCGCGAGGTTATCGGTGCGCTAGTGGCGATATACAAAGAAGCTAAGGCTAGCATGCAACCAATTCAACCTAATGACGAGGTAGCACAACAACGCAAAGCGAGAGCGCAGGCGAAACCGCAAGGACAACAGGGGTATAATAACCCGTTTGCAAAATAGGAGGTAAAACATGAACGAGATTGCAACCATTGATAAGCTGGTTCCGGTTATTGAATACGACCAAGAAGGGATTAAGCTAGCGAATTTAGACGAACTCAAAAAGGCCGTAACAGCGGAAGCTGAGCGCTTCCGTGGCCTAGTAGTTACAGACGGCCTAGCGTACAAAGAAGCAAAAAGCGCGAGGGCAGAATTAAATAAAGCAATTAAGGCTATGAATGACGCGCGTATCAAAGCAGAAACGCGTTTTATGGAGCCGTTCAACTTGCTAAGAACTCAAATCAACGAACTTAAAGGCGTGTTGGAAGCCACAAAAGACGACATAGACGCAGGTATCAAAGAGGTTGAGGAAGCCGAAAAAGAAGCCAAACGGGCACATGTTGCCCGGCTGGTGGAAGAGCACGGCAAAGGATACCAGCTTGAATGGAAGGCGTCATGGCTTAATAAGACGGCCAAAGATGCCGTTATTATCGACGACATTAAAGACCTAGTGCGACAAGCACGGGAAGCAGAGAAATCACTAGAAGCAGACATTAAGTCAGTAGAGCAAGGAGCAAGAATGATTGGCGCCGAGTCCGCTCCTTGGGTTGAATTAGTCAGAACCGGCATGCCGGTAAATGAAGTGCTTGACCGCATGGCCGAACACAAGGAGAAGCAGGAACAAGAGGAGCAAGAACAACCAACGGCAGAGCCTACACCGGAACCGGAACAGCCAAACGGAAGCCAAGACTTAATGACCTTCACACTGAAGCTGACCGGTACGCATGACCAGCTTATGGAAGTGCGCCGGGTGATTGATGACCTTGGAGTTTATTTTGAGGTGCTTTAGGAAGGTGAAAGAGTGGAAGGAAAACTTATCAAGCTAAGCGGAACTAAAGCCGTGTTTGAACTAGAAAGCGCGGTAGACTTCCACGAATTAGAAAAGAAGTCAGACGGCTACCCTGTTGCGGATCTAATGTGGCAGGATAGCCGAATGATAAGCCGGCAACAACAGGGCCTTATTTACGCCCTGATACGCGATATAAGCGATTATACCGGATACCCTACCGAGTATATAGAATCGCTAGTTAAAGCGTACCACCGGCTAATTATGGGGCTAGAAGCGTTCAGTTTGAGCCAGGCGTCTTGCACTATGGAAATGGCAGGGCGGTTTATCGAAAATCTTATACAGTTTTGTTTCGATAATGAGATACCGTTCTTGCATCAAGACTGGCACATGGCAACGGACTACCGCAAGGTCATGTACTATTACGCAATCAACCGAAAGTGCATGATAACCGGCGAACCAAACGCAGAGGTGGCCCACGTTGAAGCAGTTGGTATGGGGCGAAACCGGAACAAGGTAGATCATACTAAACATCATATTATGACGCTTAGCAGGCGATACCATTTTGAACAGCACATGATAGGCCTAGAAGCCTTTATGGAAAAGTACAAGCTGGTACCAATTAGCTTAAGCGAGGAAGACTTTAGAAAGATAGGAGTGAAGGGGAATTGGCAACAGGAAAGCCAAAGCGGTACTACTGGCTGAAACTGAAAGATGATTTTTTCAACCAAAAAGAAATCAAGCGATTAAGGAAGATTGCAGGCGGTGATACCTACACAATTATTTACTTAAAAATGTTGCTGGTTTCATTGAAGAATGAAGGAAAGATTTACTTTGACGGCATAGAAGATGACTTTGCTAGCGAGATTGCACTAGAACTGGACGAGGACGAGGAAAACGTAAAGGTAACACTAGCTTACTTGCGGTCTAAAGGTCTAGTGGAAATGAACAGTGAAGAAGAAATGACTATGCAGAATATGGCTTCATTGATAGGTTCAGAGACAGAAAACGCAGTAAGAGTTAGACGCCACAGACAACGAAAAGCGTTACATTGTAACGACCAAGTAACGCTTGGGAAACCGATTGATAATGTAGAGATAGAGAAAGAGATAGAGAAAGAGATAGATATAGAGATATATAAGCCGTCTGACGACAGCTTACCGCCCGCCCTTGTATCCAAAGTGGATACAGATCCGATTAAGAAAAAGGTTAAGCAGGTCAAACACAAGCACGGCGAATATAACAACGTGCTACTAACTGACGAGGAACTAGAGAAGCTAAAAGCAGAGTATAGCGACTTAGACGACAGAATAGAACGGCTATCTAGCTATATCGCTAGCACGGGCAAGGCTTATAAAAGTCACTATGCAACTATCCGGAATTGGGCTAGGAAAGACAAGGAACAGCCTAAACAGCAGGCAAGATACAACCAGCCACGGGCGGAAGTGGTGCCGGACTGGTTAGGCAAGCAATATCAAGAGCAAATGGCGCCCAGCGGTGGCTATCACAATCCGTTTGCAGAGAAAGGAAGTTAAGGAATGGACAACAAAGGAACGCGCCTAAAGGTTGCTCGCACTATGGCTAGCATGACGCAGACTAATTGGGCCAAGGCACTAGGCGTAACTAAGCAGACTGTTAGCAAGTGGGAGCAGGGCGAGACTGAACCACGGCTTACTAAGTTGGCGCTTATCGCAAAACTAAGCGGTATGCCGGCGGAACAATTATTACACGGGGAGTGAATGGTATGCCTAAAAAGGAAAAGGGCGAAACTGGTTACATGGTTAAGGTTTGCCGAGAAGACATATTTTTATTAACGCTTATTAACATGGGTGAAGAAGGACTAAAAGGTGTACCTAGGGTCTTTAGGAGCCTAAAAGATGCAGAAAAAGGACTCGAGAGCATCAAAGGCACATGGGAAGAACTAGAAATAGTTGAAGTCTTAATCAAGTAAAGGAGCAGACATGACAGCAGGAGCAGTAACGATAATGGGGCCTTGTATCCCCAAAGGACGGCCACGGCTTAGTTACTATGACCGGGTATTCACGCCGGATAGAACGAAAAAATATGAAACGCTGGTAGCAGAGACGGTTAGACCGTATGTGAAAGAGCCACTAACAGGCGGACTTGCATTAACTATTGAGGTGATAAAAGCACCGCCGGTAAGCTGGAGCAAGAAACGTCGCCGAGAAGCGCAAGAATTGGGCCTATTTAACGCGAAAAGGCCTGACTTGGATAATTACACTAAATCAATCTTGGACGGCTTAAACGGCGTCTTATACAAAGATGATGCGCAGGTATCCAAGATAACAGTAAGCAAAAGGTACGGCGCCTTTGATTGCGTCATTGTCTCTTGGGAGGGGGTAGAATATGCGGGCTAGAGATTGGCCGGAAGGCTGGAAACGGCTTATATGGTTGTTGCGGAATACGGGACCTGACGAGAGCTTAGAAGCTGGCTTCTTAGGGCAAGTTATCTTTTCGGGAGAAAACGACATTGGGGGCATTGGCTTTAGGTCAAGCGACGAGTACAAAGCCGTATTCAAGAAAAACGCAGAAATCAACAAACAAAGAATAGAGCGCTTTATGGCTAAAGAAGGCATGATGACGCGCAGGGAACTAGCAGACCGTTTAGAAGTTTCGCCCCACACGGTCAATAACGCTTATTCTAAGCCGGTTTACGGCAAGGCGAAAGATATATTTGCTAGCATCGGTATAGATTTAATTAGCTTCTCTGAATTGCTGGAAGAAGCAACTAGAGCATGGCAAGAGAAGCATAAGCTGGGCTACATTCATGGCGGACTGGACTATATCCGAGAACAACAATTTGACAAGATTTTGGAGGTATAAACAATGGCAATGACGAAAGAAGAACTGATTGTAAGAACTGCAGAATGGGCACGCGAAAGAGGGTTACACAAAGGGTGCTACCAAATGCAGATATTGAAACTGGCAGAGGAACTAGGAGAACTAATCGGGGCGCACCTGAAACTTAAGAAGGGGCCAAGCGAAAAGTGGCGCCGAGTCCAAAAAGACAGCGTTGGTGATATGTTGGTTGTTATGGGCGTTGCACGAGCAATTCTTATTGAAGCAGGCGAAACCATGGAATATAGACCAGCACCAAGAGAAAAAGAACTTAATGTAATGCCTTTTGCATCTAAAATCGAACCTTGGACGGCTTGCACAAGTAAAACTGGTGAATTTGCCTTGTTTGAAATCCTAAGTGACATTGGACGCGTAAACTTCTTCCGTGAAGATAGTTTGATTTTTATTTTGGATGGCGTTTGGAAGGAGTTACAAGGGTATTGCATTGGAGAGAGTTTGGACATCTTGGAGTGCTGGGAACTGGCTTACAACGAGGTGGCACAACGCAAGGGAAAAACGATTGGCGGGGTGTTCGTGAAAAATGGCGATTAGACAGCTACTAATACACAAGCATGAAGTCTACTTGTTAGATTACATGCTGGAGGTATACAAGCGCCTAGGTGGCAACCCGTTCAAAGTATTTGGTTGGGTTATAGATGACGCCAAACGGGGCGACAACTACCAGCTAACTAACGCTTACAACGAAACCGGCAACGTACGGGAAACCGTTGTTGGCCGGGCCTTCCTTGAGGAAGTGGAGAAGCTAGAGCTGGAAAAGTCACGCAAGCGCAGAAAGAAGGGCTAGCATGAAACAACTTAACAGCAGACGCATTGGCAAGCGGTGCCGTGCGGTTAGAGAGTCCAAAGGCTTTACGCCGGCACAAATGGCTTACGTGATTGGTTGCAAGCATACAACGGTATTGCGCGTAGAGCGTGGCGAGCAGTTGCCCTTGTTACAATACGCCGGTCATGTGGCGGAAATGGGTAATATGACGATTGAACAACTGATTTATGGAGGGAATGAAAATGCACGGTAGTATCAACTATGGCAAATGGGAGGACTTAGTTAATTCACTGATTGGGCGCCGTATCGTGGCGTGGACAAAGGAAGCATTGACGCTTGATGACGGGCGAGTACTAACCATTGAGGAGAGCGACAGCGATTGTTGCGCGTGCGCTGGCGGTGAATTTTCCGGCGTAACGCTGGACGCTGGCATAACCAACGTGGAGCGAGAAGAAGAAGAACAGTATACAACCACTAACATGTGGAATGACGAGACAGTGACGAACAAAGTGAAGGTTACCTTCTTGCATAATCAAAACATTATCGCAACAGCTAATTGCGAAGCAGATAATGGCAATGGCGGTTTCTATTACAGCGTGTGTTCCTTGGTTGTAAGTGGCGTTCATTACGAAGTAGTAAGCGCGCATCAAAATTGGCTTGATGATTAGGAGTGGGAGCATGAAGACGAAATATAGATACTGGAACCCTGGACCTCAAACAATGGTAGAGGTTATAACCATAAACTTTATGGATCCGGAAGTTACTTTTTCGACCGGGCAATTTTGGCAAACATTGCCACTTAGGGAAGAATATCTAATGCAATCAACTGGCCTGTTTGATAAAAACGGAACAGAGATTTTTGAGGGCGATATTATCAAAATGCGGTTTCCAAGAGATAGACGGTTTATTGGAAAATTCAAAGTAATTAAGGACCCTGTAAGTACAGGAATTGCTTTGCTAGACGAGAACCTCACAAACGAGGGGTTCAACCTATACAATTACATGCCTGACTATTACGAAGTTGTGGGAAACGTATTTGAGGGGGAACGGTAAGATGAAAAATAACGGGTGCGGGTGCTTAATCTTGGTGGTGTTAATGATTTTTGCGCCACAACTATTTTTATTGCTGGCTATGGTGCTTGGCGTCATGGCGTTGATTAAGTATCTCAAGAACTAAAGGAACGGCTCAAAATGGAAACAAACAAGACGTATTGCGACAAGTACAAGGGCTATATCATAGAGAAAAAAGAGGATATTGTAGACTACCGGACGGTTTACAAGTTTCCTAACAGCTACGGTGCTAGCGTGATATATGGATATTACAGCCAAGGTTTGGAACTTGCAGTCATTTATTTTGACGGTGACACGCCACACCTCTCCAATGACGCGCTATTTAATAATGACGTTTTTGGATATATCAAAGACGAGGCGGAGTTAGAGAAACTGCTAGACCAAATCAAGGAACTAAAAGGAGCATAAACAATGATTATTTACTTAACTAGCAGATACGGTAGCAAGATAGGCGTTAATTTTAACATGGTGACGTTTATTGAAACATTAGATGAAGGGTCAGAGGTTCATTTTCCATACGCCTCTATATCAGTCAAGGAAACACTAGACGAAATAACGACCCTAGTCAAAATTAAAAAAATAGCAGAGGAGATTAAACAATGAAAAAGATTAAGGTATATGGCAAGTCTAATTGCATGCAGTGCGATTTTACGAAGAAGCACCTAGACCGCATGGGGTTAGAGTATCAATCGGTAGATGTGACGACAGACCAGCAGGCGCTAGAAGAAGTGCAACAAATGGGCTTCCATGGCTTGCCGGTGGTTGTGGCGGACGGCATGGCACCTTGGGTTGGGTACCGGCCTGATGAATTGGATAAATTGGCATAAGGGGAGAACAGCATGAATAACGATATTATCAATCACTGGTATTGCAAAAGCGAAGTGCACTATAAGCACCTGATGAAGAAGCTGGAGGAACGAGGTTGGAAGTGGTGGAATGGCGACTTGCCTACACAGCATGAGTTATACAACCGCCCTTACTATGGCATTGGTTATTACAGCGAGCCAATTATCATTAGTGGCGATGCAAATAGAATATTGCAATACACCGCAGGGCCTAGAGATGAAGCATTTAGGAACTTAAAGGATATTGCTATCAAGGTGGAATTACCTAAGCCAAAAGTCGTTAGAGAGACTGAAACTGTTCAATCATTCTTAAACAGAAAGGATGTTAATGGCAGAGAATTAGAATTTGAATTATCACATGTAAGTACACTTGCTGGCGCAATCGCGCAATCAATCGCAGATGGCGACAACACAATCAAGCCGAGTCATTATCAGAGTGGGTCAGGTGATTTGTTTGATGACTGGTTTAATCGCTATGACCTTGCAACCTTCCGCGCGCTTATGTATGGAACAGCAGAGCGGTACTTTAGACGCTATCCGGACAAGAACGGCAAAGAGGACTTCAAGAAGGGCCAAGAGGTATTGCGCCGGTTAGAAGAATATGAAGCCAAGGCCGGGGAGGTAACAGGGTGGCGGAAATAATTATTTACCTTGCTTTAGGCGTTGCGCTTGGTTCGCTTGGCGGTTTGCTTTCGGTGTTCGCAAAAGAGTTTGACGAGGAGCGCCAACGCAGACGAGAGCGGGACAAGGCTATGATTAGGTGGATAAAGCGAGAGTTAGAACTAGAGCAGGAAGCAGAACAAGAAGCGGTTAATCAATCGTTAGAGAAGATAGACAGACTTAAGTAGAGGTGGAACATGGGTGAAGTTAGCTTAGAGTTTTTATTGCAGTTACTAGTAGCATTTTGTGTTGGTTACTTAGTTTCGCTTTTAGAAAAAAAGAAAGACGAACGAGAACTAGATATTGCGGAACAATTAGAAAAGCAAATAAAGGTTCTAAAAAGTGAAATAAACGTTGCTAGAATGAGAATTGACAATAACGAAAATATAATGCAAATAGGACTTGATAAAACGATTCTTGCGCACGAAAGAATTGATACGCTAGCAAATGAATTAAAACGATTGAGAGGGGAAAAAAAATGAATACAGCAAGTTTAGTTGGGCGCTTAACGCGCGACATTGAATTAAGATACACGCAAGCAGGTAAGGCGGTTGGGTCATTTACCTTGGCTGTTAACCGGTCATTTACGAACCAACAAGGCGAGCGAGAAGCGGACTTTATCAATTGTGTAATTTGGGGAAAAGGAGCAGAGACGCTAGCTAATTACACGCGAAAGGGGCATCAATTAGGCGTGGTTGGTAGTATCATGACGCGGAACTATGAGAACCAGCAGGGCCAAAAGGTATATGTAACTGAGATCAATGTTAGAGACTTTGACCTATTGGAGCCTAAGAAAGACGGGCAACAGACTCAGGGTGGAGTAAATCAAGCGTATAGCCAACAACAGCCACAACAGCAGTACCAGCAACAGGGTTATAATCAAATGCAATACGAAGGGCGCCCGATTGATGTTTCAGAAGACGATTTACCATTCTAAGTAATCGAGGTAAGCAATGAAGATAGCAAAGAAACGACTAAACGACTATCCGCGGTATGATCGTGAGATTAGAGAGCGCAAGCTGGCTATGGAGTACCGGGAGCCGGATATAAACGCAAGTATCAAAGGTGGAGGGCGGACTGGCAATCCACTTGAAGCCAATTACATTAAGCAAGAGCAAGACCCGTATATATCAAACCGGGTCAAGTGGAAGCAGGCGGTGGAAGATACGCTTAACAATATGCCTGAATGGACGAAGCCAATCATTGAGACTTACTACTTTGAAAATCTTATGAGTATGCGCGATGTTGCCAAACACCTAAATTATGGATACAGCACTATCCAACGCGTATGCGACAAGGTGGAGCGCAAGCTATTAGTGGCCCTGGGCGAAGAACTAGAATAGGGTCAAAAAAGCATAGATGACCCAAGTAAAAGGTGATATTATGCTATTGTGGTTAGGGTGAACCACTGGGATTAACGGTATGGAATGACATGGTATGGTTATTCAGTGCGCTGGCCGGGTGGCCGTGCCAAGGTTCGAGTCCTTGGGAGCGTATAGCCGGACTGGACGCCGGCTAGTTTTCCTCCTTGTAGAGGTGCCACGGAGGGCGCAGGGTTTTTTAATTCACGCGTTGGGTCATGCGCGTACCTCCTTTCAGATTGATGTTTTTTACCTGCCGGTGGTTCGAGTCCACCGCGTGGCATTGGGCGCTTTGGCGCCATTCATGGGGTCTTGCAAGCCCCGTGGGTCTAACGACCAAAAAAGCCCTAGCAAGCGTTAGGCGGGGAATGTGTCGCCCTATGGTAAAAGAAACACACTAGCCACCGGAGAGTGTGGCGCAGGTCTATACGAGAGTGTAGGCCTTTTTGTTTTAGCGAAGGGGGTGGACAGTTGGAGATTAAGCGAGTACCTATCGAAAGCATTAGGCCTTACGAACGTAACGCCAAGAAGCACCCGCGCAAGCAGATAGAGCAGATTAAGCGGAGCATTGAAGAATTTGGCAACAACGACCCGATAGCAGTAGATGCTAACGGGGTGATTATCGAAGGTCACGGGCGTTATATGGCGCTTGAGGAACTAGGGTATACGGAAGTCGATATTATCCAACTAGGCCACCTGACGGAAGAACAGGCCAAGGCATATTTACTAGTGCATAACCAGCTAACAATGAACACCGGTTGGGATAAAGACATGGTGAATATGGAACTTATGGCGATTGATGAAATCGACATGGCACCATATGGACTAGAATTGCCGGACTTGGCACTAGGCGAGGAAGAAGAAGAACAAGAAGAAGTCTTTGAGACTGACCGCAAGTATTTGCTTCACTTGGTAGACCATAGCCGACTTGAACCAGCGTATGAAATGCCAATGCTGGCGCCAACTGACTTTATACCGTCAGAGTTAATGCCGTTTAATTATGTATTAAGCGACAAGGGGCGGAGTGCGGGCAAGGGCATACACTTTTATATTGACGATTATCAATTTGAAAGAATATGGCAACGGCCGGAGGAGTATATTAAACGCCTAACGGCATATAGTTGCGCATTGACGCCGGACTTTAGCTTGTATTTGGATATGCCTTTGCCTATCAAGATTTGGAACGTGTACCGGAGCCGGCTAATCGGTCAGATAATGCAACGTTACGGGATAGAGGTTATACCCACGCTTAGTTGGGGTGACGCAGATACTTTTGACTTTGCTTTTGAGGGCTTACCGGTTAATAGCGTGGTGAGTGTATCGACCGTTGGCGTACTTAATGACAGCGAGAGCCTAGCAATTTGGAAGGCTGGCATGGACGAAGCTATCAGACGATTAAAGCCAAGCGCAGTTGTTGTGTACGGCAATGATATTGACTATGACTTTGGAGATACCAAGGTGGTATACTATAAGAGTAATACGCAAGAACGGTTTAGAAACATGAAAGGTGGTGAATAATGATGAAAGCAGATGAATTGAAAAAGCTATTCAAGACCAATAGCATGGTTACGGCCGGAAAAGATCTAGTGCTTTATGACGACTTGGAACTGTATAATGTGGTGACTGGCGAAACAAAGCAATTCAAGACGCTAGATGAAGCGGTTGAAGAACTAGGCGAGGACTTAGCGCCGATTGATGATGAACTGAACGGCGGTAGAGGACAGAGAAGCAACCAAGGTAAGAGAGGGGAGCCAAAAGGTTCCCCTTCTAAAAGTTATTATGAACTACCAAGCGCCCTATGGAATAACCAAGGGCGCTTTTCTAGTACAGAAAAAACGATTGATGATTTTACTAAACAACACGCAAAAAGCCCTATTGAGTATTCACTTACTATCGACAATCAAGGGTTTGTACACGCGTATAATGCGGGTAACAAAGGAAGCGTGGCAGTAACAAAAACCGACCGAGCAAAGGGCGGGGCAACAATTATCCATAACCACCCAAACGGTAGCAGTTTCTCTGATGCAGACTTAAGAGTTTTTGCGAAAAACAAGAACATAAATACCATGATTGCCACTAACCCCAACGGCAAGACGCACCGCATAACTAAAGAAAAAGGCTTTAACCCTAAAGGGTTTGATAAGTTTGCTAGGTATGCAACAAATGTAGCTTGGTTTGGTGGGTCAACAGCGCAATACAATAAGTCACTGGCGCGCATCTTAAATGCTAGCGCTAAAGAATATGGCTTTAAGTATGAATATAAATAGAACAGGCGCTTAGACGCCTATTTTTTATGCAGAAAAGAGGTAAGAAGGTGAGGCGACTTGACGAGTGAAAACTTGATACCGACTAATAGGCGAACCAAGAAAGAAGTAAGGGAAATAGGCAGAAAAGGTGGCAAGGCTAGCGGAGAAGCGAGACGCCGGAAAGCCGACTTAAAAAAGGCACTTAAAACAGTGCTAGAAGCCGACGTGCACAGCGACAAAGTAGCGGAGCAGTTAGAGAGCATGGGCTTTGACAACAGCAACTTAATGGCTATGGTGTTCGCACAGATGCAACAAGCGCAGAAAGGCAACGTAAGAGCCTTTGAAGCTATATCTAAAGTCATGGGCGTAGAGAAAGACGAACTAGACCGCAAGGAACAACGGCAACGCATTAAGGCGCTTGAGTTGGAACTAGCAGAGAAGAAGAAGCGCTTAGAAGCATTAGAACAAGCAACGGCTGGCCTGAACATTGAAATCGTGCCTATCCCGGAGGTGGCGGAAGATGACGCAGGCGGTTAAGGTAGACCTTACCAAGGAAATCAATCCGAACTTTTACGAGGTATGGAACAGCAAGAAGCCTAACAAGGTGCTTAAAGGTGGCCGGAACTCTTTCAAGTCGTCAGTGATTGCTCTTAGGCTGGTCTATGAATTGCTTATGGTGATTAAAGACGGCGGTAAGGCCAACACGGTAGTTATCCGTAAGGTGGCTAACACTATCCGTGATAGCGTCTTTCTCAAGATCCAATGGGCCTTGGGCAAGTTTGGAGTACTGAACCAATTCAAGACCACGGTAAGCCCATTTAAGATTGAACACTTGCCAACTGGCAGTTCCTTTTACTTCTATGGCTTGGACGACTTCCAAAAACTCAAGTCTAACGACATTGGCAACGTGCTTGCCGTATGGTATGAGGAAAGCGCAGAGTTTAACAGCTTTGAGGAGTTCGACCAAACAAACGGGACTTTTGCCCGGCAGGTCTACCCGCCAAAAGGCTATGTTGATTTTTGGTGGAGTTATAACCCACCTAGGAACCCTTACAACTGGATAAATGAATGGAGCGCCCAAGTGAAGGACGCGCCGAACTATCTAGTGCACTCTAGCAGTTACTTAGACGACATACTAGGCTTTGTGACACCACAGATGCTAGAGGACATAGAGCGGATAAAGAACACCGACTATGACTATTACAGATACTTGTATCTAGGTGAAGCGGTAGGCCTTGGCCTGAACGTGTATAACTTTAGCTTGTTTAAGAAGGTTGACGCGATACCGGACGGTGAACGATTGCTATATCTCTTGTTTGCAGTCGATGCCGGGCACCAGCAAAGCGCGACAGCTTGCCTATGCCTTGGCGTAACAAACAAGGGGAACCTTTACTTACTGGACACCTATTATTACAGTCCGCGCGGTAAGGTTAACAAGAAGGCGCCTAGTGACCTATCTAAGGACTTACAGGACTTTGAAAGGGACATGCTAAGGCGTTACCCTTACCCGGTCAGAAAGCGCACGATAGATAGCGCAGAGGGCGCATTAAGAAACCAAATCTATAAAGACTATGGCACGCGTTGGAACCCGGTTAACAAGAAGATCAAGGCGACCATGACAGATTATGTATGTTCATTGCTGGCTAATGGCCGGCTATTTTATTTGGACACGCCAAACAACAAGATATTTGAGACAGAGCACCGCAACTACCGTTGGGAAGAACGGACTATATCGAGCGACAAGCCGGAAGTAGTCAAAGAGGACGACCACACTTGCGACGCTTTACAGTACGCGGTCATGGATAACTTGAGAGACTTAGGCCTTAAGTATTAGGAGGTGATAAGGTGACGATATGGCAGAGAATTAAGAATTTATTTAGGCGAGGTGGTTATAACTTGACGACACTAGGACAAGATTATGCTAGCGTGTTTGAACACCCTAAAATTAGCTTTGACCGGCGGGAGTTTGACCGCATCAGGAACAGCTTAAGAGTGTATGCAGGGCGCTATGATGATGTTAAGTATATCAACAGCAAGGGCAAAGAAAAGACGCGTAAGTTTCAATACCTTAACATGATGAAAGAGGTCACGCGGTTACTATCCGGCGTGCTTTTCAATGAACAGTGCATTGTCCGCATTGACAGCGAACTAGAGCGAGCACAGAACAGAGACGCGCAGAACACGCTAGCAGATGCTGACGAGTTTATCAATCAGGTATTCAATCACAACAAGTTCCATAAGAACTTTAGTCGATACCTAGAGCCAATGCTTGCAGGCGGTGGCTTGGCGGTACGGCCGTACTTTGACACGGAAACACAGCAGATTGAATTTGCTTGGTGTATGCCGGATACCTTTATCCCGTTGCACAGCAATAGCAATAGTATTAGTGAGTGCGCTATTACCAGCGTGACGACACGTACAGAGGGCAAGGACACCTTCTATTACACCTTGTTAGAGTTCCACGAGTGGGCAGAGGGTGGCGCTTATCGCATCACTAACGAACTATACCGGAGTAAGGACAAGGGCCAACTAGGCCGGCGAGTACCACTAAGCGAGATTTACGAGGATCTAGAAGAAACAACGACCTATACAGGCTTATCACGGCCTAACTTTGTTTACTTGCGCCCTAACGGCTTTAACAATATCCACCCTGAAAGCCCACTAGGCCTAGGGGTATGCGACAACGCATTACAGACCTTGGAGCAAATCAACACGGCTTATGACCGCTTGTATTGGGAAATCAAGCAATCTAAGCGCAGGGTGATTGTATCAGACCACTTTTTACGGACTGACATTGACAGTACCGGGCGCCCGGTACAGTACTTTGATGATGACGAAGATACTTATGTGGCACTTAAGGGCGACATGGATAGCCAACAGTTTCAAGAAATGGTGGGTAATATCCGCAGTAGCGAGTATATCGAGAGTATCAATAAGTTTTTGGCAACCTTGGAAATGCAGACCGGCCTAGCAAGCGGAACCTTCACTTTTAACGGTGAGGGAGTACGGACAGCAACCGAGATTGTAAGCCGTGACAGCATGACGTACCGGACACGGAACAGCCACTTGACGGAAGTTGAAGAGTTTATCAAGGAACTAATCATTAGCACCCTTGAATTAGCACAAGCGACTATCAAGGCGGACGGGCAACCGGTTTATACCGGCATTATCCCAACGGAAGATGAAATTAGCGTTGACTTTGACGACGGCATCTTTAACGACCGCCACACAGAGTTAGATTTTTGGCAAAAGGTCAAGACCGCAGGCTTGGCATCTGATACAGAGATTGTTAAGCGTCTATTTGACCTGACAGACGAGCAGGCGGAGAAGTGGATAGCGGACATTAGGACGGAAGAACTAGCTAAAGACCCGTATATCCAAGCTATCCGCCAAGAAACGGCCCACGGTGGCCCTTTGGAGTGATAGGCAATGAAAGTATCACCCGACTACTTAAATAGCTTATTTGCCCCAATTATTGAAGAATACGAGGGCTTTGAGATTGAAGCCTTTGAGATGCTAACCAATGAGTTTGCTAGTATCGTTGAGAGGGTAAGGGATGACCCGGTAGCGTGGCAGATTGAAGCTAAGAAGGCAACGCCGAGAATTGCACAGCGATTGCAGGAAAAGCTAGACGGCGCACAAAGACGAGCAAGGAACATGGCGAATAGTCAGGTCAAGCGAGCATCCGAGGAAGTACAGCGCGACACTGACCGCTATTTTACGGCACAGGGTAAAGACCTGATGCCGTTATCCTTGGGCGTGGCAGACAAGCGGTATCTAGCTGACCTGTTAGGCAATCTAAACAACGGCGTACCGTACCTAGGACTTGCACGGCGCAACGTTAACCCGGCGCTTATGAAGTATGTTAGACAGGTGACACAACAAGCCACCGCTACTATTGTGGGTGGTAAAAAGACCGTATCACAGGGCGTGACAGACGTCTTGATGAAATGGGCAGACCGTGGCATACCTTCCGAGTTTACGGACGCAGGGGGCAGAGTATGGGACACAGGCACTTACGTTAGAATGGTGACGCGGACAGCGACCGCGGACATATACAACGAGGAGCGGACTAGACGCATGGCAGAATATGATTGCCACACCGTGCTAGTAAGCAGTAAGCCTAAAGCACGCCCAGCTTGCGCACCAATTCAAGGCCAAGTGGTTGATGTAAGGCCGAGAGGTGAAGCGGATAGCGGTTATCCTAGCGTGTATGATTACGGCTATGGCACCCCGGCAGGGCACAGGGGTTGCAATTGTGGGCATCAGTGGTTCCCGTTCATTGACGGCGTGAATATCAACAACCAGCGCTATTACGAACCGGAACAAGCGATTAGAAACGAACAGATAGAACAAGAGCGCAAGGCCTTAGCGAGGGCTATTAAGCGCACTAAGAAGCGCCTAGGGGTTGCCGAGAAAATGGGCAATCAAGAGGAAGCGGAACGACTTAAGCGCCTATTAGGACGACAGAGCCAACGAATGAATGAGTTTGTAAAGGCCCACGGACTAAGACGGCGTTACGACTTGGAAAAAGTCGAATTAGATCAGGAATAACGGCGGTAGGCATGACCTAGCGCCTTATTTGTCTTTATCCGCAGACGTTAAACAACGGAAATAGGCGACCTAACGCCGTTAAATTAGGAGGTTGAACAATGGAGAAGCACAAGCGACTACCGTTGAATTTACAAATGTTTGCGGAAGGTGAACCAGCACCCGAAGGCCAAGGACACGAGGAACCGGAAGCAGAACAAAAGCCCGAAGCGTCATTCAGTCAAGAGGACTTAAACCGTATTGGCAAGCAGGAACACGCCAAGGGTCAAGCTAAGGTACTTAAGGCATTAGGCTTTGAGGACTTAGAAAGCGCCAAGAGCGCACTAGAAAAGGCAAAGGCTTACGAGGAATCTCAAAAGAGCGAGCAAGAGAAGCAAGCGGAAGCATTGACGGCTAAAGAAGCCGAGTTGGAAAGTATTAAGTCCGAATTAGCTAACTTGCAAGCACGGAACGAAGCTATCACAGCCGGAGCCAAGGCGGAAGCAGTAGATGATGTTATCACGCTAGCGCGCGGAGCAGTCAACGACAGCACGACTATTGCGGACGCAATCAAGGCGGTACTAGACAAGTACCCACAATTCAAGAACGGAGCAGAGCCAAGTAAACCAAGTGTAGCTGGTGGCAATCCTAAGCGCACTAATGACGGTGAAAAGGGCGACGCTTTCGCACAGATTTTAAGTCGCTATAAGCGATAGGAAGGAGCCTAAACAATGGCAATTAAAGAGTATACAAAACAATTTACCGGCTTACTACCGGACATTTTCGCATCTCAAGCGTACTTCTTAGAAGCGTTTGGGGGCACTATCCAAGTCCGAGACGGCGTATCTAACAATGATACATTCATGGAGTTAAAAATCAGTGCTGAAACTGACGCAGTATTACAAGAGTACAAGACTGACGCAAACACAGGCGGTTTTGGTGACGGCACCGGCGGTAATCGTTTTGGTAAACGTACAGAAATTAAGTCTGTTAACAAGCAAGTAGCTTACAACACGCCTTTAGCTATCCATGAAGGTATTGACGCGTTCACAGTGAACGATGTACCGGAACAAGTGGTAGCAGAGCGCTTGGCGAAACATTCCGAAGCATGGGCAGACCATACTTCTCAAGAGTTAGGCAAGAAGTTATCAACAGACGCAGGCAAGACTATTACTGACAAGTTAACAGAGGAAGGTGTTAAGAAGTCTTTTGCTGAAGCGCGCAAGGCCCTTATCAACAACAAGGTTCGTAAAGACGCGGTTAAGATTGCTTATGTAACGTCTGATGTTTACGACATTCTCTTAGAAAGCAAGCTGACTACCACAGCCAAAGGGTCAAGCGTTAACATTGACCGCGCGGAAGTATTGATGTTCAAGGGCTTTGCGATTATTGAAGTACCTTCTCACTTGTTCCAAACAGGCGACAACATTTACTTTGTTGTGGCAAACGTTGGGGTGGTTGGTATTGGTATTCAAGTAGCGCGTGCCTTGGACAGTGAAGACTTTTACGGTATCGCCTTACAAGGTGCCGGGAAAGATGCTAACTATATCCCTGACAAGAACAAGAAAGCGATTGTCAAAGCACAATTAGCACCAGTAGGTTAGGAGGAAGTAGCTAATGCCTAAGTATACAGTAACAGCGCCGTTTTATAACGGCGACACACGCCACGAAGCAGGCGAAGTGTTGGAAACGACAGCGAAACGGGCGCAGGAAATCAACGATAATTGCTTGTCATTCTATGACGAGCCAGTACTAGTTGATGTTGCGCAAGTAGCGGAGCCAGTGGAAACAGCGACAGCAGACGCGGAAGCTGAATAGTTAGGCAGGTGGCCTTATGCCTAAGCTAACTTATTCAGAGTATCAGAATTTAGGCGGTAAGGCCCAACAAGAGGACTTTGACCGCCTATTAGTTAGGGCTGAACATTTACTTGATGTTACCAGCCGTAGATTTTACACAAGCCAAGCACAATTTGACGCCGATCACGAATGGCGGAAGGCGTCAGTTAAGGCTTGTTTAACCTTCCAAATTGACTACTATCATGAAAGCGGGGGCGACTCTTACGCCAGCATCAATGACGGGCCAGCAACTATCACGCTAGGCCGTACGAGCATTAGCAACGGCGGTAAGAATGGCGGAGGGGCCGAGAGTATCAAACGGCCTTTGCTTTGCCAAGATAGCCTAATGGCTTTACAGGGTACGGGGTTACTTTATAGGGGTGTAAGTCATGCCTAGAGTGCCACGGATACCAAAGGCTATGCTTGTGGATAACTTTGTTCATAAGCCTAAAGCCAAGACAGACCGCTATAATCAACCGACATACGGACAGGAAACGGAAGTAAAACATTGTCGCATAGACCGAAGCACGGTATACAGCGTGGACGAGCGCCAGCGAAAGGTGCTAAGAAACGCCGTTATCTTTTGCTATGCAGGTCTAACGGAACCTTTTATGACATTCAAAGAGGGCGATATAGTCCACTTTGACGGGAAAGACCACAGTATATCAAAGGTTGTTCCGGTGACAATGCCTTATTCTAGTGACCTGTTCGCGGTTGAATTAGAGGTGGTCTAGCATGTTTAGGATCAGTATGGAAGCGCACTTGGACGAAGCCTTAAGGAAGACCAGCGCAGGCAACATGGAACGAACAAAGCAAGCGCTACTTAATCAGATGCTAGCGGATATGAACAACTATGTACCGTTGCAAGACGGCGGTTTAAGAGGTAGTGGGCATATAAGCGGTGATGATTTAGTATGGCAGACACCTTACGCTAGAGCGCAGTATTACGGCATCAAGCGTAAGGGCTTTGTGAGTGCCAAGCAAAGACGCTGGTTCTTTTGGGCTTTGAAACAAGGCTTTATCGCCAAGGGATACACGACAGCAGGAACCGGCCCGCAGTGGGACGCGGTAGCTAAAGGGGTACATGGCGGAGATTGGACGAGATTATGGACACAGGAGGCGGGCTTTAAGTGACGAGAAAGCTATTAGATTATGAAGATAGACTACTAGACCACTTGGACAGCCTAGGCCTTCCATATCCAGTAGTTACAGACACGAACACAGCAGATGCTTCAATTAGTCTTGTTTCTTCCCCGGGGAGCAAGACAGTAAGAACTTACTATGACGGGGCTATGGATAAAGAATACAGCCACTTTATCCAACTGAAAGCAAGCCTATTAGACGGTAACGGGCCACGGCAGACGGCGTATAACACGCTATTAGCTATTGGCGCAGACCTAGAAAGCCTTATCGACTTACCGAGTCAAAACGGGTCTTATGACTTTGGGCGTATCGTTGTTAGCAACGAGCCTTATTTTTTGGACGCGAGCGAAGAAGGCTACATGCTATTCAGGCTTAGTATCAATACGGCTTTAACAATTTATTAGGAGAGTGACATAATGCGCAATAAGAACGCGAAACGTAAACACTTTATCGCAGACCGCACTAAGACAGTGGACACCGTGGACAAGGTGACACAGTGGTTAGCATTAGGTAAAGACATTACTAGCATGGAGAACGACATGGACGAAAAGACCGAGTCTTATTCTGACTATGCTGGTGACGGTACAGAACATGATGAAATCATTGGTGTAACACCTAAATGGAAGGGTTCAGGTAAATTGAACCGTGAAGATGAAGCACAAGCGTTGATTGAAGCCAAAGAATACGCGATTGGGGAAGAACGCAAAATCTTCCACAAATACGTTGATTCTGACGGTAAGACAGAGCGCGCAGGCTTGGCAACATTGACTTACATCAAGATTGCCGGCGGTGACGCTTCCGAGTATGAAGAAATTGAATTTACAATCTCTCATGACGAGGTACCGAAGAAAAAGACGGTTACACTAGCGGTAAGCCCAGTACCGGGCGGTTAATAGTTTCTTTAGGGCGGGCAACCGCCCTTTTTAGTGGTGTAAATAATAGAATTTAGGAGGACTGAACATGAAGGCAATCAAGATTAAATCAACAACTATGCCAATCAACTTTGAGGACGACAATGGCAACGTTGTATTGTCGTTTGAGTTTAGCAAAGATGACAAGAGCATCAAGAAGCTAACGGAAGTGCAAGAAACCATGATTAAAGAGGTAGAAGCGGTGCTTAAGACAGATAAGGAACCGGAAACCCTAGAAACGGCCAAGAAGGCACTAGAAAAGGCCTTTGATAGCTTACTAGGCAAAGGGGCTTTTAGTAAGATTTACGCACTGAACAAGTCTATCTTTATTTGCATGCAGTACCTTGTGGCCGTGGTTGATAGCATTATCGAAGAGATCACGAGCGAACGAGAAACCCAGCTTATGGGCAAGTACACTAACCTTGCTTAAGGCTATGGACTTACTCATACAATATCCGCTTGCGGATACAGTCGAGTTTGCAGGCGTTGGCTATGTTGTCAACGCTTCTTTTGATACCATTTTGCGAGTCTTTGACATGCTAGATGATGACAAGATGCCGGACTACTTGAAAATCAAGTGCGGGCTTATTATGTTCCTTGGCGACGCCGAAGCAAGAGGGCTAGACCTTGATTCAGAAGAACAGGGCGAGTTGTTCCGGGAAATTCTAGGGCGATATGTACAGATTGAACAAGAAGAACAGTATGACATTCTAGGCAACCTTATGGAAGGGCCTAGAGTGCAGTCAGAAATCTATTATGACATTAAGCATGACGCTAGCGCTATCTATGCTAGCTTTATGCAGGCTTACGGTATCGACTTAATCGAACAGCAGGGCAAATTACATTGGCTTAAGTTTAAGGCGCTCCTATCCGGATTGCCGGAAAATACGCAGTTTAAGCGTATTGTTAGCATAAGACAATGGAAACCAAGTGACGATAAGAAAACACGCACGAAAGCTATGAGAGAAGCACAAAAGGCGCTTAGATTGCCTTCTTCCAGTCTCTTAGACGAGGACGAAGAAGAACAAGAGTATTAAAGGGGTGATTAAATGGCAGACGGCGAAGTTAGAATTAAGATAGTAGCCGACAGCAAGGATATTGACAGTATCCGCAAGGCATTAGAACAATTTGCCAACTCCTTGAAGAAGACAGCGAGCGAAAGCGCGCAGTCTTTAGATAAGACAAGCCAAAGCGCCGACAAGACCGGGCAAGCTATGGACAAGATGGCCGAGAAGGCAGACAAAGCAGGCAAGGCAGTTAAGAAAGCCGGAGACGTCAGCAAAGGCCTTGATAAGGTATCCGCTAGCGCAGACCAAGCCAGCAAGGGCCTTGACAAAGCCGAGAAGGAAGCCAACGAGACAGGCCAAGCCTTAACCAATGTTGGCGACAAGGCAGACCAAGCAGGGCGCAAGATTAAGAGCGCAGGCGACGAGGGCGGAAAGGCCCTAAAAGCCGTGCCGGAAGAAGCTAGACGGGGCAAGGAAGGCCTAGAGCAAATGGGCCAAGGGGCAGAAAAAGCCGGCGTAAGCGTACGCAAGCTAGTAGAAGCCTTTGGTGCTATGAAGGTAATTAGTGCGGTGCTTAATGCCGTAACTCAAGCCACAGGTGATGCGATTAGCCG